AACTGCGTCTAGGTCTACACCTGGTGCCGCTTCTGCTGATAGTTTAGTTGCTGTTACCGCGCCCATTACTGGGACTTGTGCTGTAATTGAACCTGCTGGTACGTTTACCATAGGTACGATGCCACCCGATAGATATAGGCTGGACTCTTGCGCGGCATATACTGTCGCGGCTTTTGTGTTTACCATCAATGCATCTAAGTTGATGCCCGATGCGTATGCTGAATTTGCCATTGTTATGACTCCTTATATTAATAGTTTGTTAATTTACCTGCATTCATCAATTCTTTATAAGTCTTTCTGTCTGCTGGGTTGGTCATATCTAATTTAGATATGTCCACTGCGTTATTTGTTGTTTCTCCCACTGTGCCTACAGAACCAGAACCACTAGGGCCTGCTCTTAAGAAATGTGGTGACGCATCTAAGAAATTATTAACTAAAGTCTCAACAGTTGTTGGAGAGGCTGTTTCTTTATCGTACATAACTTCTCCCTTGTCGTTCAGAACGTGAACTTCACCGTCATCTGTTAATGTCACTTTATCTTTTAGTAGCAATGCTACTTGAGACGGATTCACGGCATTCCGTGAACTGGCTGCTGATAATAGTGCACCATCAACTTGTACACTGTGAAGTTTAGATTTAACTGAGTTTAGTCTGGCATCATAGTCTGCTTTTTGTTCAGTCAATATTTGCTCAAACTCTCCTCGTTTCTTCTGTTCTTCTAATTTAATTTTTTCTTGTTCTGCTTTAAGTGAACGATATTCAGTGATGTTAATATCATCGTACTTCTTCGACTGTTTTGCTAGTCTGGATTTGACGATTGCATCAACTTCATCCTGATTAAAAGTTCTTTCTGCCTGAGTTGGTGTTTCTTCAGCGGTAGACTCAGTTGCTTGTTCAATTGCTGTTCCTACATTTGTTTCTTCTATGGTAGTCATAGTATCCTCCTTTGGAGTGGTTGTAATGTTAAATTATTTTACTCTAACACTAGTATTTATTTAAGTTTAAAAGATGCACTAGGAATACGCACATTATTCTGCGATTCCTGGTACATCTGGCTCTGCTGGTCTCTCAGCATCTAAATCTCTCTCTACTGTCTCTGCATTGTTGATTTCGTCAACAATCTCATCTAACACATCACCATCTTTAACAACTATGCGGGCGATTTGTTTGTCCAATTCTTTGTTTAGTGTTTCACTTGGTAGACCCATTTCTCGTACTGTTTTGTAGTTTGCTAGGTCATTGTTTTCGTCTCTTAAGTCAAACTTCTTCTTGTATTCCACTAAGAACTCATCATCTGCTTGTACGCCAGTCCACACTTGGAATAACTTCCATATCTTGTGTTCTAGTCTTTCTAGGCTGTCAGCCTTATCACCCAATCTCGTGTTAAGCATACTAAATTCTGTTTGTAGTGCAATACCACTTTTAGCAACGGTGTTGTGTGCTGTTACTCCCTGTAGGTGTACCATCTTCAGAATCATCTCTTGGTGTTCTTTTAGTACTTTAATGATTGAGTCAATGTTAGCACTTGATGGTTGTAGTAAGTATGGTTTAAGTTCACCAGGCAGATTAGAATCTACGGTAATTATAGCCCCTGCGCCGGCACTTGCATCTGTGTCGCTAGTTTTCACAAGAGATGGATGTCCGGACACCCTTATTGACTGCTCTGCTTCGCTCATTAGGTTGAATATTGCTTGTTGTATCTTTGCAACGTCCGCTATGTCAGATAGTCCAAGGCCAGGAGTGTGTGATGGGTTTGCTTTTAACATAGCAAATGGAATCTCACCAATTGTGTTTGGTAGTTCTTCTAATAGTGTTAAGTTTTCGTCTTTCTTTGTATATTGATATCGACATATTGATTCATTTGTCCACACTTTAACGATAAGAATTTCTTTGTCTTCGTGTTCTTTTTGCTTTAAATAGTTTAACACATAACGTCCGTTTACTCTTGTATATTCCCAATCCATAACATTTTCAGGTGTTATAAGTTGTGCATATGGTCTTATACCTTGTTGGATTTCTTGTTCTAGTGTTACTGCTGTGCCTGATTGTGGTTTATCTACTAATACCCATATGTGCCCATAAATCATAGCAAGACTGTTAGCCTCTTTCATAAATTGGTCAATATCAGTCCCATCTAGGTCTATTGAATTAAGCCAATCTTCGGTGTACGGTAGTTTATTCAAGTTACCTAACGCTCTCACTGGTAGGGTTCTGAATAAGAATGCCCTGTACGTGTCTACTATCATCTTGCAACTGTTTTCAAGTGCTGTGTAGTTTAATCTTTGCTCGTACTGTTGTCCTGGTTGGCTGTCTTCATTCATATATCTACGAAGCATCTCTAACGAACTATTACGATAGTCAAATCCTCCATTGAATGATGCCCAGAAATAACGCCATCTTTCGATATGTTTTTTATATACTGGATTAACTTCTTTGACTGTGTCTTTAGTTAAGTAAGACATATATTTTCTCCTTTAATACATTCCAAATGTTTGTTTACTTTGGGTCTTAAATTGTCTTGTCACTGGGAACAAGTACTCTACCCCATAGCCTAACGCATCTGGGAAATGTGAATAATCATTTTTACCGCCTTTATCCGGTATAAGAGTTCCTTCTTTATAACTGAAGCGGCCAAGTGACTTTATCAGTTCTTTTGCTTTCGGATCTATAAATAATCTACTTTCACCATTACTATTTAGTAGTAATGAATTAACTGCATTCACTCTATCTTTCACTGCTGGATGTCTTGGTTTGTACTTAACATTCCATCCTGCATTCTGTAATATCGATATATCTGTACGTCCGCCAGATGAGGACCGACGTTGAACTCCAGCGGGATCAGGCCAACAAGTTACTGACTGATGTGGGTATCTGTTTCTCACCTCTTGAATCATTTCGTCGGTATTACTACTGAATAATGCCACTTCATCAATTACAAATAGTCCTGTCTTTGTTGGTACTGCTATCACAGTCGCCATGGGGCTAACTCCAAAGTCAGTCAGTACATATATTGATTTTAAGTCGTCTACGACTCCGTCCCATTTTTTCACATTGTTTTCTGACTTAAATGCGTAATATACTAGGTTTGTGGCTGTTTCGAACGATGCCTCAAATTCTTGTGAAAATGTTTTGGAATCCATTTGGTCTCGGGCTGACTGTATCTCTTCTTCAGAAACATTTGCTCCCTCTAATGTCGTATATGAAAATGACTCCCAATCATCGTGTGTTTGTGCCATTGTATAGAGTTCGTAGAAATGATTACCTATCCCTTTTGGCGTACCTATGAACAATGCACTTCCTTCTTTATCTGCTAGTGTTGGTCTAAGTACTTCGGTCCACGCTTCGCTTTTCATTGTCGCTATCTCATCGCAACATAGGAAATCAAGTCCTACTCCTCTTAAATTTTGCTCATTGTCTGCTCCGCGAAGCATAATCAAACTATTGTTGGTCAGTGTTATCTCCAAACGTGATTCATTGATTTTACTCACCCAGTTCAACGATGTCAATTTAGTTTTCAATGGTCTCCAAATGATATTTCTGCACATCTGGTACGACGGGGCAACGTACATAACGTTACTGTTTGGTTTAGTGGCTGCTTTTGCTATCTCTCGTACTCCTAATGCACTTTTACCCCATCTTCTCCCACAGGCGGCTACACGAAATCTTGCTTTCGAATCGGCGACTATTTTTTGTGTTTTAGTTAAGGGCATATTATATCTTTAAATCATCATTCCATGGTAGTATGTTTTCATTGTCTTCTGGTACAGGTTGGTCACTCTGACCAAGTATCGCTTTACCAAGAAATATAAGCATAGTTGTATTACCTGACAGGGCATTTTTCAGTTGTGCCCTACGTAAGGCTTGCTTTGTCTCAATGCGCCCTTTTGTAATAATATCGCTAAAGTTGTACTTTAGTGTGTTCGCATCTATTCCAAACCATTCTGCTATCTCTTTGTCAGTACACCATAGTTTCGCTAATTTCTCTACTTCTTCTGGTATAACTACTTTCTTGTCTCTTCCTACTACGATACCTTCTTTTGTTACAGTACCTTTCTTATCTTTTTTACTTCCCCTCATCATAGTACTCCATATCGTTCCATAATGTTCCGTCGGAGTGACGGGCTACTGCACCTGTCTTCTTCTGCCATCTCTTTATGATGACATCTACATATTTTGGGTCGTACTCTATACTTCTGCTAACTCTTCCTGTCTTCTCGCAAGCCATTAGGGTTGAACCTGACCCACTAAATCCATCATATACTATCTCGCCTGGCTTTGTTGAGTTGTATATATGGTACGCTATCAGTTTTACTGGCTTGACAGTTGGATGCAATAGTTCTACTAAGTCTTTTTGCTTTTCTCTGCCAAATTCAAAGACATTCGAGTGTATTGACTTAACTATCTTTAACAGTTGGTCCCTCGACATCTTTTCATAATCATCCAAATCATTCACATTTGGATTATTGTTTTTACCGTACCAGTTGTGTTCTGCTCCTTTCTTCCATCCATATAGTATGGGTTCATAAAACTTTGCATAATCTACCATCCAAGCACTTGGTTGGTCTTTCTTCCATATTAACGTGTCTGTGACGTGTACTTTATGTTTTTCTAGTAAATCTTTAAATGCTTTGTTAAAGTTAATATCGTGTGACCAGTATATTGAACCACCATTGCGCCAATAGGGCATAATCACTTCTAAATGTTTGTCTAACAGTTCGTCTAATTCTTCTCCTGACAAGTTATCGTTTTTAATTGCTCTATTCTTGTCTCGTATAATGTTTTCTTCTGCTGTATATCTATTGTTACCTGATGTGATATATGATATACCGTATGGTGGATCTTCCCACAGTAAATCTATTTTATCATCGCCTAGTAGTAGTTCAAGGTGTTCTTTATTTGTACTATCACCACATACGAGTTTATGTTCGCCTAGTGTATATAAATCACCCTCTCGTGCTTTAATTTGGAGTGTTTCATTAAATACTTCTACTGGGTCTTCGTCCTCTCTAAATAGTTTTTCTAATTCGTTCTCTGTATAACCAACATCGTACGCCAAATCTTGTATCGTACTGTCTGTTATTAAGTCTTCTAGTTCTTGGAATAATAGCGATTCATCCCATTGTGCATTCTCATTCGACCTATTATCCATTATTCGATAAGAGCGTGTCTGCTTCTCATCTAAATTCTTTGCTACAAGTACCGGTACTTTCTCTATTCCTAGGTTTTTTGCTGCCCTATATCTTGTGTGTCCTACGATGATTATTCTATCGTTGTCTACTACTATTGGTTGTTGAAATCCATACTGTTGTATTGAATTCGAGACCACTTGTACTGCTTTCTCATTTTTACGAGGGTTTTTCTCGTATGGTTGAAGACTCGTAGTCTCCATCATTTCTATATTCATTTCTTGCTCCCTTTTATGCCCTCATAGGTACGAGGTTATTGTTGTTGTTACATCCAGTAGTTTGCTACTGCTGATGCCACGATAAGCATTCCAATAGCCCATAGTCGTCCATCAATTTTTTCTACTTTTTTGTCTATTTTTTCTATCTGTCCATCTAAATGTTTTTGATTTGTTTTAATCTCTGTTAAGTCACTTTTCATCGCCATAATATCCACTGTGTTTTGTTTAACATCAATCTCTGTTTGATTTGCTTCCATCATCACAACTTTTTTCTTTGGTTTAATCTTATCCATGGAAGTTAACCCACGCTGTGCCATTGTAGCCTCTGAATTTGGAAGTGCTACTGTTAAAGTAGAAATCTCCCGCTTCAGCACTTGATGGGTCTGCTGTTAATGTGTGCATTTTAGCAACTGTACCGAATGTTGTTCTATCTTGTTCTAACTTAATGTTTTCTGTAGTCTCATCATCATCTTTATTTTGTAATTGTAGAATCGCCGATGGAACACCCGTTTCAGCACCATCATATGTGAGATAGACACCACTTAAATCGGTATTACCTGAGTTACCAGGTTTATTTACAACTCTTAATTCTTTTGTGGTTTCAGTAAAATCTATATTTGTTGTTATTACATTTGTTGCTGTATTACCACCACTACCACTATTACCAATAACTGTTAATGTGTATTCGCCACCCCAACTATCTACTGTTGAACTACCTGCTGAGCCAGAAACTGATTCGCCTCTTAACTTGACCAAGTTAGCACC